TACGCTGATAGATGTAGTCCTCAACTACTCTTTGCATCATTGGTAAATCATCTGATGTTGTATTGTCCATAGTTCTTTTTTAAACCTAATGTTTCCATCTCGTGATATCTCAGTGCATCAATAGCGTGATTGAAATGGTCGATAGGTACGTTTGTCTTTTCACCGTCTTTCTTTACTCCCCAACAATAACTTCTAAGTTCTTTGATTAGGTTTGTGCTTTGACTTGTCACTAAGTATTCTTGTCGTTGCATTACGTCAATACCAAACTTGATTGAGTCAACTCCTTTTGTAACTCCTTTAATCATCTTTCCAAAGCGTCTAATTTCTTCTATTGATTTGGGTTCTGATGAGTCTGCGTAAATAGTAACGTGATTCGGTAGTATGTTTGCTATGTCTGAGTTTACCATTCCTGTGCGATAAACTATTTCGTTTATGATTCTTTGTCCGTTGTAGTTATAAATCTCTATTGCTGAAGTAGGGTCGTTCGTGTATCCAAAGTCAAGTCCTATTCCGATTAACTTAGCTTCACTTGGTATCTTGTCAATCGTTTTCCAGTTGTCAAAGATTACGCCTTCTAAACTTCCTATCTCTCCAAGTCCGTAAACTCGCCACCAATTTGCCCAATAAGAACTTGTTGCTGCTTTCTCTCGGTTCTTTTCTATTTGACTTACTATTGATTCATCTAATGCTTCATTGTCTTTGTACGTCAATATTATAAAGTCTGAGTCTGCTTCGTCTTTTAGTTCCTTGTGTACCCAAAACTCATTCGCAGGATTAAAGTCTAAAAATACTTCCTTCTTTGTACGAATCGAAAGCTCATTGTAAGATTCAAAACTTACGTTGTTGCACTCGTTTATGTAAAGGATATCACGTCTTGCTCCTCTGAGTTTAGATGCGTCATCTGCTGAGAAAAACTCAATTACACTTCCGTTTCTAAATTCGTATCTAAGTAATGATTTGTTAAACTGCCCGTCTATGTATCGGTTTGTCCACTTCATTATTTTTAGAAAGTCCTTTAATGCACCTCTACGCAAATGTGGGATTGATTCGGACACTACCGATATCTCTAGGTTATCTGTTCTGATTGCTTTGTCTATTAAGATAGGAAGTATACCAAACGTTTTACCTGCCGATGTACCTCCTTGAATTATCTTAATTCGTTTTTTTAAAGCAAGTATCTTATTTATCGAGGTCGTCCGTTGAAACATCAGGGAATAAAGGTTGCTCTAGTATTGTTTGTTCGATTTGTTGCAAAGGTTGTCCATATCCTGAATCCATCAATGCCTTGTAAGCTGATACATCACCCTCACGTGCCTTTTTAATCAATGCTAACGTCATCAAATCTTCTTGGCTCATAGTTTCCTGCTCACCTGTTAAAGGATTCTTCAGGGACTGATTTACTTCTAACCATTGACGTGCTATTGTGCTTCGGTTTTTACTTCCTTTTGGTCTACCTGTTGGATTTCTTACCTCACCTTTCTGTGCAGGTATTAAGTTTTCTTCGTTTGCCATCTTTTCTAATTAATCTCTAATTATTTATCTCGTGAATGTTCTGCCTTAATCATCTGTTCACTGGCTCTTTCGTATGCCTTGCGTTTAGATGCTACATTCTTATTGTATGTAAAGCATTTACCGTTATCTGAATATTTGTATCCGTCTTTTCCGTTAAACTGACAATGTATAATTTTCTCCATTTCTCTTTACTTTTAAAGTTGGGTCTAATGTAAGCATTCTATTTATAATCACTTGACAATATTTCGGGTCTAATTCCATTCCGTAGCACTTACGTTTAAGTTGGTGTGAAGCTACCATTGTTGAACCTGAACCTAAAAACAAATCAAGAATGTTATCCCCTAATTTACTACTATTGTTTAATGCTCTTGATGGAAGTTCAATAGGTTTTTGTGTTGGATGAAATTCATTCTTTGACTCTCTACTAACATCCCATACAGTAACTTCATTTGTGGGTCCATACCAATATGGTGCATTTCCTTTCTTAAAGCAATAAAAGCAAGGTTCGTGTTTTTGTTTGTACTGTGCAGACAACGCACCAAACTGTGCCATATTTTTATTCCAAATAATCTGACTTCTAATTTCGATACCGTTATCCCATAAATGAGCAGCCATATCCGCATAGCCTGCAGCGTGCCATATATACATAGGAGCTTTGTCTACCGTAAATAATATAATATTTGGTAATACTTCTGAATATATATTTGTATTCTTTTGGTCATTATCTAACTTTGTTCTTTTACTTAATGCTCCACCTTGATAGTCTACCCCATAAGGAGGGTCTGTAAACACCATATCAGCTTTCTTACCATCCATTAACTTGGAAACAGTATCTGAACAAGTGCTATCTCCACAAAGTAAACGGTGTTCTCCTATTTCGAATAAGTCACCTAATACAATATCAGTTTCAATGCCACCTTCAGGAACACTAAAGTCGTCTTCCTCTGCTTCAAGTTCTGTTACACTTAAATCAACAGGTAAATCTAAACCCCAGTCTTGTATCTTTTCTACATCCCATTCATTAGCTAACATATCCCAATCCCATTCACCAAAGCCTACGTTGTCTTTAACTATGAATTCGTCTTTTTGTAGTTCGGTTAAATTTTCTGCTCTGACAATAAATACTTCTTTAAGTCCTGCTTCTTTACACGCTTTTAAACGCATATTACCTCCCAGAACTATATTGTTCTCGTCTACTACTATTGGTCGTAGTTCTAACATCTGAGGAAACTCTTCTATTGACTTGACTAACTTACGGAACTTATCGTCTTTGATTAAACGTGGATTCTTTGGGTTCGTCTTTACTTCGTTAATCTTGACTTTTTCTACTTGCATAATTAAAGTGATTTAAAAATTCGTCTTCGTCTATTTCTTCGCAGCATAATAATCCATCTGCGTTGGTTAAGTAAACTACATAGTGGAATTTATTACGTTCTAAATAATCGCAGAGTTGTTTACCTGCTTCTATCATCTCTTTACCGTAATCTACAATGTAGTATCTCATTTCGTGTTTATGTAAAAAGTCTACCTACGTTTGGAAGTTTATTCACTACGTCTTGATTGTTGTCATAGTGAACTGCTATTTCTAATTCTTTTATCTTTTGAACTTTTGCTTCGTTGCTTCCAGTTGCGTAAACTCTTGAGAAAAGTATTTTAGCTTTGTTTGCTCTTGGTAACATTCCGTCTTTTGAATCTCTCGCTGATATAATGTAAACTTCTGCACCTGATTCAATCAAACTAATTGCTCTATCAAATCCCTTTTGAGTTGAAAACGTTCCGTCATAATCAAAGGATATCTTTTCTCCTGCAAGTTTCTCAGAATAAGCAGAACTACAAACCGCAGCTCTTTGCTCTTGGTCGTACTCACTAACCATTTTACTATCAGACATACATCTTTGTAAGAAGTCTGATTGTGATTCTCCTGAGTTAGGTTTAGGAATTGGCATCGTTCGTGTATTCGTTGAATATCTGTTGCATCTTCATAACGATTTCTTTTAAGCAACTTGCACACGATGTAGGTTCTCTGCTTACTTTAAAAACACGATTGTAAATCTTTAAGATTGCATCCTGCTCACTTGGTTTAATTGTTTCTTTAAGTAATACCTGTGATTCGTTTAAATAGTTGTATTCGTCTTCTGTTAGACATTCAGGTTTGTTGTACGGAAACAATGCGTTTAGCTTCTCTTTACGAGCTTCACATCCGCAGTCATCTCCAGCGATAAACTTTACTAATTTTTTAATTCCTGTTGCTTCCGTGATTTGTTCGATTGTATCTCCCAATCCTTGTGCTTTTTTTGTTGTTTGTTTTGCCATAATTTATTTTATTAATTCAAAATCTTCGTTTAAATAATCTTTGTAGTCTTCTCCTACTGCTTGTTTTATTCTTTGCTTACATCTTTTTAAAGTATGGAAGATAGAAGTGTAGTGAATATCTATTTTATCTGCTATTTCTCTAATTGATAAATTTGATTCTCTGTAAATACTAAATAACTTCTCATCATAAAAATCCCAAGTTGATATCTCCTCTTGTATTAATCTATCTATTTTATGTAGTGCTTCGTGTTTTTCTGTACTTTTTCCTGTGTCTACTACATTCCATACATCATCCAATGATATAAACTCAATTTTGTTCGCTTTGTTGGTGTCGTGTGCTACGTTTCTTAGTATAGACCACATTACTAACTTATTTATTTCTCCGTTTATTAATAGTTTTTCACTATTTCCGTACTTGTGAATGCGTAAATAAGCATCCTGTACAATATCATCGGGAAACTCACATCCAAACGTTCTGACTATTTTTAGCCATTCGTTATGATATTTTGATATTTCAGTTAATAATTCCATTGGTTAATTTCTAATCAAACTTACGATGAAAATCTAATCACGTTGCCAAAAAGTTATCAACAATAAAAAAACCACCTGTTAAAGTGGTTCTAAATTGTTTAAGTAAATCTCTCGTGACACGTAATTATCTAACTTAATTACTGTGCATAATGTTACATCTTTTCCTTTTAGAAATTTGTCTATTTGGTATTGATGGAATCTTCCTGTGTTTGATTTTATCTCTTGCACAATTTGGTTTCGTGTTTTGGTACGAAGCAACATCTCTAATTGCTTTCGCAATCCTCCCTCATCAATGTACATTAGAAAGGCAAATCATCATCCATTGAATCTCCAATAGGTTTACGTTCCATTGTTTCTGGTGCAACGTATGGTTCTGAGAATGATAAACTTAAGAATTTACCGTTTTTTCCTTCTTTAATCCAAGCAGCAATATCTACTTCTTTTCCGAATGAGTTTCCTTTACCTCTGTAATCAGGTTGGTTAGGATTTGTTTTTTTGTCGTTCTTAAATAGAACTCCAGTGTTTACTTTGTTTTCCATTTTATATTTATTTAATTGTTACTTATTCTGATTTATCATTTCTATTTAATATAAGGGGCAACTTTTACCCCTTTTTGTTTATTGATTTGGGCATTGTTCTACTTAAATCCTTGCTTTTGTATTCGTCTTTCAGTCGTTCCAAATATAAAACAAAGTCCATAGCTTCTTCTTGTGCGTGTGTAAGCCATTCTAACGTGCTTAAATCGGTTCTTTCCAGTGTAGTGTTGTACTTGGCTATTCCTACCTGTGAACGTTCGCTAAATCGACTAAGAACGCGTAATACTATTTTATCTTCTATTTGTTGGTTCATAGGAAATTTATTAAGGTGTTGTAATACTCTCGGCAAAGTTCTACCTGCTCTTTTATTCTTTCAATGACTGCTTCGTCTTTCTGTACGTAAAATACTTTTACTCTGCGGTTCTTTGGAATGTGTGAAAAGATATGCTTCTTTTGGATTTCATCTCTTAGGTCTAAACTTTCCTCCATTAGGTTTAACTTCCAGTGAGTTCTGCGAATCTCATCTTCAACCATTAGTTCTGGAGTATCAACAAGGCAGTAACATAACATTGATTGTTGTTTACCTGTTAGCCACATATACCCTTGAAGTTGATAGTAGTAATCCTTTGTAGGAATCTCAGTTTCAAAGAATGGGAACGTAGAACCATCCCAAGAAGATTTTACGTCTAACAATACTTGCTCCGTGTTTACATCGGGAGTTCCTGTAATCCAATCGTTTTGATAATGTTCCTCATTCTTGTAGATGAATCCAACGTCTAAGACTTCATTCACTAAGTTGATTGATTCGTTCTCTACTTCGTTTCCTTTGTCTGTATAACGTGAACTAAACTCTTTTCTGATTCCGTATTTATCCTGCAGGACTAACTCGTGAATGTATGTCTTTGCAGTCTGTGAAAGCACCTCCGATTTATTACGAGGTGCTGACATAATTTTTCCTATAGCAGAGCATCTAACTTTCATAGTGCGTTCAATATATCTGTTTGACCTTCTGTTAATGCAAACTTGCTTTCTAAAGATTCTCTTGTTATCTTACCTTCTGTTAATGCTTTGACTGCATCTTGGAATCTTTTAGTGTCTAACGTTTGTTTTTTTGGTTCGCTTTTTAATTGCTCTCCTCCTGCATCAGTATCTTTGTCAGTTACTATACCTAAAATTGAAGATAAAGCATATCTGCGAATGTAAGTAATTGCAGAACCAAGCACTTGGAAATCATTCATTCCTTTGAGTTGTACGTTTTGAGGAATAGTAGTTGAACTTTGTAACTGCTCTCCACTTTCAACGTGGAATAAAATAGTTAACACATCTCCTTCATTGATTAACTGAGTGAATCCTAATCCGTGTTTTTTTAGTAATGGATTAATAACGCTAAAGATTTTAGGTAAATCTGAGTAAGAATACCCATAGCCTTGTGTTGCTTTGTGGATTACTGGCACTTCTTGTTGGAACTCAGCCAACGCTTTAAATAAATGTTTCATAATTAATTGTTTTTGTTTAGACAAATATATAAATTATATTTCAATTACAAACTATTTTTCTAAAAAATCTTTCATCGGAAGTAATATTCCTTTGCTTGTATTGGAATCTCCTCCTTTTTTATCTCTATCAGTTTTTAAATATTTTCTACACATTTGCTTTAATCTATCCGTTTTTATCAAAACACAATGCTCCTCACTTAGCCAGTAGCACCAATAATTAGCTTGTGTGGTACTTAATCCACTTAGCTTACCTCTGCTTTCGTATTCAACATATATGTTTCCTGTTTCCAAACATTTATAATCTCGCTTTACTTCTATCTTTTGATTAAGTAATTCTCCTAACTGCTTTTCGTAAATTTGACCTAACATTAAATCAAATTTAAAATCATTGTTATATTCCATTATTGCAACTGTCTTACTTTGTTTTTATAAACTCTGATTATTTCTTTGATTTCATCTATGCTCCATTTTTTCTCTATATGTGCTTTTTCTTGAAGTTCTATTAATCTTTCTGCTCCTATCCGTTTTTCTATGCCAATTTGATAGTTTAGTAAGTTGCCTGATAAGTAAGTGTTACACGCTTCGCATTGTAAATGAACGTTGTCCTCGTCAAATCGAACGTTTGAATGACCTCCCTGTGAGTAATAGTGTCCTGCATTTTTTTTCTTAGGAGGTAAACCACAGGATATGCACCATAGTCCGTTATCTCGCAGTCTTATGTATTGATTGAATATTGTTTGTGCTTCCTTTAACCAATCCTGTGTGGTTTTTAAGTCGTTCTTCATCCGTGTTTTCGTTTCCTTCCAAGTTTTTTCTTTTACCTCAGCTACAAATGCTTTTATGCAATCGTCTTTTAAGCAAAATTTGTGATTGAAACGGATAGGTTCGAACTTATCTTTGCAATGTTTACATCTCATCTTGACTCAAAATATAGTTAGACCATTGTTCTGCCATTGCGTTAGCTATTCCGTCAAATGTTTTACTTCTTAAAGTTCGTCTTTCTGCGGGTGTTTTTGCTTTGCTTAATGCTTCAAAATACCATTTAGGCTGTTTCTTAAGTTGTCCTTTATGGCTTACAAATTCTATAAACTCGCCTTTACCTACTATGTTAGTTGGAACTAAATTAGGTAACTTAAATAACCAAAGACACGTACTTTTCTGCGCTTCATCACCAAATTGCCAAGGTTGGATTATTTGGTTCGGCTTTCTTATTCCAGTGCTTATAACTGAAATAGGATTCTCAATGACTTTGTATTTTATTTGTGCGTTCATTAATTGCCCGACAAACTCTAAAGCTTCCTCTTGGTCTTTGTGTCTTTGTTCGTTTTTACTTCCGTCTTTGTTATAAAGCCAACGCGCACCGCTTACAGCTAAAAATGTACAAGGCGGGTGTGCTATCATTAAATCCCAACCCAAATCAATTACTTCAAACACGTCTTGTTGGTAATGCCATTCAGGATGTCCACCACTGCAAGGTAATAAGTCACAGCTAAACGCTTCGTGTCCTAATTTTCTAAACGCTTTTGTAACAGATTGGCTTTCTTCGCACGCTATTAATACTTTTAATTTTCTCATTAGTCTACAATTATTGATTCTACAAATTGACGAAACTTAATCTGCAAATCTACCTGCTGCTCGTAGATTTCCTCTCGGTTTGCTCCGTACACTTCAAGTACCTGATTGTCTACTCGTCTTATTTCTTGCATTAAGATATTTGCTTTACGCTTTAAGTTCTGTTTGAAAACTGATTGGTCGTTTAAATCTTCAATCCAATCTGCTAATACTGGTAATACTGCTGCTAAGGCAACTAATTTGTGTTCGTTTCTCATTAGAATAGTTTTTGTTGGTTAGTATGGTTTTTAATTCTTTGTATCGATTTTTCGTAATATTCTGAATCAAGTTCACAAGCGGTCAACTCAAATCCGTAATCGTGACAAGCTATGGCAATACTTCCACTACCTAAATGAGTGTCAAGTATTTTGTCGCCTTGCTTTGAGTACACATCAAGTATCCATTTGTAAAGTTTTATCGGTTTTTCAGTAGGATGAGTTCTTGTGAATTGAATTTGTTGAATTGAAGTCTTAAATATTTTAGCTGATTTATCAATACTTATCCAAGCATACTCACACATAGCTTGGTCTAATCCTTCAGGTTGACACTTATCCCAACATATCATACCTCTTGAGTTACCAAGTATATCTAAAAAATAATTTCCACCCCAAATAATTTGATTTCTTGAAACTCTTTTAAGTTCATCAAAATAAGATTTGTTTGGTCTATCTATATCCCAATTTTTAGGAGTATATTTTATTTTAGAATTTTTATTTTTTTGTTTTCGTTTTGCATAATCAATCCCATAAGGCGGGTCAACAATAGCCAAATCAAAATAGTTGTCGGGATAACGTGCCATCAACTGCATATTGTCCTCGTTTGTGATTGTTATTTTATCTGTTACTTTCATAGCTTAATGTCTTTATATTTTAATTCGTGTTCAAGTTCTTCAATTCTTTGTTTAAGTTCTCCGTTTATTTGTAGGCATCTGATTATTTCTCTGCCTTGTAAGCGTAGTTCTGTTTCAAGTTCGTGTATTGCTTGTTCAACTTGTTTTAAATCGTTCTCCGTGTCTTTTGCTCCGTTAATGTATGCAACTGCTGATGGTTTATTTTCTTGTAGCTCTTCTCTCGTTAGCTTTACTTTCCAAATGTTCTTTTGAATTAGTCCTTTGATGTAAAGCAGTTTTAGTCCTATGTCCATCCTTTATTGTTTAGTGCGTTTAACTTTTGTTCTACCATTGTGAGCTTTTTCTGCTCAGGTAGTTTCTTTGTTCGATTAGCGTAAATACGATTGCCTTTGTAATCAAGCATATAAAATTGGTATTTATCTAAGTCCAAATATAGTTTATATACTCCGTTTTTTGATACGCCTTTAGGTTTGCTTTTAGCTACCTTCAAATGCACTTCGTTTTTCTCTGCTCCTACTCCATCACTATCCATTAATCCAAAAGGAGGACGCCAAGGAATCAATACGCTTAATCCTTTTCTAAACCAAACTTGACCTCCAGCGAAATCTCTTGCACTTGGCATAGGAAAATAACTGATGTCAGTTCCTGCTATTGTCTTAGAACTTACCATAGGTTGGTCACGAACGTGATTAATTACGCAATTGTGTCTACCTGTTCTTCTTGCGTTTTTTCGCACCGTTCCTAAAATCCTACTAAGGTATTTATCTTCACGTCCTAAATCACTTGGTAAAAACTCCTCCGTTAATTCGTTCCAAGGGTCAATCGTAGTTGTGTGAATCTTAATTCCCTCTTTCTTTTCAATTTCATCTACTAAGTCGTAAAACTTTGTAATGGTTAAATCTTCGTCTATTGGGTCAATCACAATAAAATGCTCGTTAATAAACATCTCAGCAACTATCTGCTCTGAGTTAGTCATTGAGTTTTGTCCTTGAACGTAAGGTTTACCAATGTACTTGTAACAAAGCTCTGCAAATATTTCAGCACTACTTCCTGTTTCAGGTGAAAATACAACGTGATTCCAATTATGTAAACACGAAAGGTTAATAAGAATTTCAAACCAAAGCTCCGTCTTTCCACTGGCAGGTGCAGAACCTATGTAAGTTGTACATCCTTCTTTTATTGTGTAAGGAAGTATATCCCAATCCCATCCTATTGACTTTCCTCTTACGTCTTTCTGTAAGCGTATATCAAAAAGTTCGTTGTTTACGTTTGTTAGTCTTTTGTACATTAGTCTATGATTGTTGTTGGAAGGTTAAATTTAGGTTTATTTCTTTCAAGTTGATTCTTTTTCCATCTTTCTAAACGACTTTTTATATTGAATGAAGTTTCTTTTTCAAATCTCATCTTCTTATCCTTATCTCCGTGTTCAGTCCAATACTCGTAAAATTCACGCAAAATTACTTTATCAAAAGAATCTAAAAAAGACTTTAAATTATCAGCAAACTTTTGTTTGCGAACTAATATATTATCTTCTTCTTTATCTTTATCTATAATGCTTGAGCCTTGCTTTAGCGACGCTTTAGCCTTGCTTAAGCCACCCTTACGTCCTGATTCGCTGAGTTTCAATCGTTTAGAAGATATTTCTTCTTTCTCTAAATCAAGAAATCTAATTACTAAATTATTTTTTTTAGTTTTTAAATATCCTTTTTCAATTAATAAATCAACAATTGTAGCATTCCTTAAGCGTAGCTTTGCTTCATCTACTGACATCTGATTATTACGATTCCAGTATTCAGCACATACGCTAATAAAAGCTCCTTGCAATTCAAATGATTCATAGCTAATGTTACCTGTAATCCACTCAGTAGCATTAAACTTAAAAAATGGTAGTTCCTTACTCATTGGTTGTACATTTACTAAATTCTTCTAAACATTTTATTAGTGTGTATGCTTGTTTATTGTCTATGCAGACAGTTCTTGAGCCTTCTCCTTCAATAATTTCAAAGCAAATATGCTCTCCTTTTGATACAATCAATTCATCTTTTTCGTTAAATTGACATCTTAAATAAATTTCATTCATTTTATGAAAAATTAAGTAAATAAAAAAACCCTCGCAAATCCATCGGGTCTCACTTCGATTTCATTACAAGGGTAAATAATTCCTTAAGGATTTATAGTGTGAGACCAATCCTGTACAAATATAACGAACTTATTCCAATAAAGTTGCTTCAGGATTAAAATTTTTATATCTACCTTCTTTTATCCATCGTTTAACTCTCTGGAGCTTGTATAAATTAGTAGAATCCATAACGTCTGAAATTAAATCTCTTGGTTCAATATAATACTCCGTGTTTTTCAAGAATACCTGATACTCACGAATGAAACTTGTGTACTCGTGTTTATTATACTTGTTCATATTTTTGTGCGTTTCGATATTATGTAAAACCGATGCGTGATGCTGATTAAAATACGAACCTATTTCGCCAAGTGTTAACTGCTCTTTTCGTAGTCTATACATTAGGTAGCATTTCTTATAAATGATTTCTCTATGTCTATTGCGTTTGTTTAATCCATCTCGTTCTATCAAGTACGTTACCTTGTCCATTAAGTTATCTTTCATATTTGCTCTATTTTAAATGTTCCGTTGTTAAATCTTCCTGTTTCAATAAGGTCGTATTTTTTCCAATTGGCTAAATTCTTGGAATGGAATCTCCACTCTTGAATTGTTGTTAGTCCTATGACGTAGCTTAATTTATACATAACGTGATTAGTTTTAATATGATTAACACTCCTGCGATTACTAAACTCACTACAATTCCTATCATTGAACATTTGTAGTTTTCTTTTCTTTTGTAGCTCATAACGTTTGATTAAATTTGATTTCACATATTCTCCTGTAAAGTTCCTCGTTGAAACTTCCTCTGATTGTTTCTGCTGATGACTTCGTTTTCCAAAACTTAATCATCCTTTGTAGTTTAAATACCATAATCACTCCAATGTGTAAAATCATCTGTTTCTAAATCCTGCATCTTCTCAAGTGATTGATTGTAAAACCACAAGGTATTGTTTCTGTATTCTTTTAATTTTTCATTTAAGAAGGCAGTATATTCTTCCGTGATTTCAATGTTTCCTGTTTCATCGTTAAGGTAGTGAAAAAACGTACCTGACAAAGGAGTAACTGAAAAGTCTATATAATTACTTGTGCATTCGTCTGACCAATCAAAGTCGCAAAGAACACTATAACAATACTCTCCGTATAGGTATTCAAGCTCCATTGTGTATGGACTATATTTGTAGTCTGTTATTTCAAAGTTGTTCATCTTATTTGTTTTTAGTAATTAGTTGTCCGTACTTCTCTAATACGGGGGATTGAACGTGTTTTGCTTCGATTTGCGGAGCTTTCTCCGTTTTCATATACGTTGGTTGCGTAGCTATAAAATAACTCATTACAATCCAAAATAATGATAAAGCGAATACAGTACCTATAATGTCCTTTTGATTTTCGTTTAAAGTTTTCATAGTCCTAAAGTTTTTAATAAGTTGTGAATAGTTGACCAACGTGTAGTCGCTGATTCTGTAATAGGGTCGTGAACTCCTAAGATGTCAATACATTGCTGAAGGTCATCGTATAATTTACGTTCTTCTGCTTTAATTAAGTCAATCATTTCTTGTTTTTTCATAGCGTTGTTTTTAATTGTTAATTGATATAACATTTTCGGCAGAAATACACTTGCCTTGTGGTTTACCTTCCATCTCTACTAAAATTCCACCACTACTTAACACCATTAATAATGGACAAGTAATAATCGTGTACTTTAAACCTTCGGAAGTCATTGCGTAAAATTTAAATGTTGCAGTTTTCATAGCTTTTAATTTTTGTTTGTGAATTAATTATATACAAATATAAAGACTATTTCTTAACCACCAAACTTTTCCAACAATTTTTTTTAATTATTTTACATTTATTTTGAAAAACCTTGATTTTACTGAAAGAAATTATACGTGAAAACTACTTAATGTAAAGGAAATTCACTTAATTATACCCGATAAGGTGTAATTAAAAGCACAATACAATGTGATTTTATCTTTTATATAAGAACTTATATTATTAAGTGTATTTAAACGCACATTATAATAAGGTTATAGCCATAAAAAAAGGGATACCTTTCGATACCCCTAATTTAAAACCAAATAACTATGAACTGCAAATATATTAAAAAATATGAGTTAAACGAGCAACTTGTCCCGAATCTTTAGAATGAATAAACCCTTCAACTGCTTTAGGTGAATGCTGATACCCGTTTCTATGATGCCAAGAGTCCGTTCCTGAAGGACTTCTAAGTGATTCAATACATACAGACATTATATCTTTACTTGTCTTGTGGTGAACGTGATGCGTGTAAACGTACCTGTGTTTAGATAAGCTCCATTCGTGAGGAAACTCCGTAGCCATCAATAAAGGTAAATCTCCGTGTTTCGCTCCATCTCCGTGAGTAGTTCCGATTAGATTCTTTCCATATAAGTACCCCTTGCGATGAGCAATAGAGCAATCAAAAGTAATGTTATCACAATCTTTAAACCACGTTTGTATAACGTCTGCAAGAAAAAAGCCGTGTGTATAATCGTGATTGCTGGGATTGAAAGTAAAATGAACATCAGCCACAGATAGCAAAGTTTCCAAGATATCAACATATAAACGTTTTGCGATTAAAAAATTAGAATACCACATTCCGTCCGTGTCTTGTGGAGTTCCTGCAGTAGTTTGTCTTTTAGGAGTGTCAATATGTAAGATATCATTTCCTCCAATGAATAGAATTTTATCAATGTTAAACCCTGAGCTTTTATCCAGTATTCCTTGAACGCCTTCTTTAACTCTTTGTACTGCGATTTGATTGTTGTATTCCTCTCCTGTTTCAAAAGCATCACATAATTTACCGATATGAATGTCAGCAGGGTCAATAACTAATAAATGACCATCCGTTGAAGGATTACGAAAGATAGTTGGATATTCAGGTTTGAAATCCTTGATATCTTTTAAGACTTGCTCTTGTAATTCTTTGTAGTTAGTTTCTTCTGATTCTTTAAAGTTTGGATTCTTAAAGAACAATGATGCGTTTTTAGATTTTAACCATCCGTGTTTTACATCTGCATCGTCTAAACCAAGTCCATTGGATTCACGTTTAATTGCTCTGTATTGTTTAACTACTTCAAATTCATCGTGACTTATTCTTGGTCTAAAGTTACCCATATATTAAAGTTTAGTGAGAAGTCTTATCCTGCTTCTAAAGGTTTCACTTAAAGTCAACCTAACAAGGAGTCCTATAATAAATGCCAATATTACAACAAACCAATTAACTTTTGTCTTAGTTATGTATTTATTTTTGTATTTCGTCTTTAAAGCGTCTGCTTTGATGTATTTTGTTTTGTACTTGTAAAGAATACGTGTCTGAAATCGTGTTTGAGGCACTTTATAAGCCTTATAACGAACGATTGTATCTTTCTGAACGATTACCTTCTCCCAATAAATAGAGTCCCTTAAAACGTAAGGAATTGAATCTATCGTTGAAATAGTTATTGTATCTGCGGTATCACCACAAGTATATCCTTTTTTTATTGCACGTTGAACGTGATAATTAGCAGAACACGAACCTAATATAATTAAGGTCGAAATGTAAAGCGATAATCGTTTAGCCTGTTTAACCATCCTGTCAAAAATTTAGCGTTTTTACCTACTCCTATTGCGTAAAAGAATCTTTCTCTTTCGTTTGTTAGTGCATCAAATAAAACTCTCGGTTCTATTGAATTTGCAAGTCCTATTGTTTTAACTCCGATTAAACCATCTACATCACAATGTTTACCACAGTGATTGATAGCTACCTGTAAAGATTTAACTGCTTGTCTTGTTCCGCTTCCCCACGCCATACCTGTCACAAATATCGCAATGTTTTGTGAATTGTAAGCATCACCTCTTACGCCATCCCAATATCCTTTCTTGAATATCTTAAACCAATCCTCAGCGTTCATCGTGTAGAATCGTTCATCATTATCAGTTCCGAAAAAAGACGCCCAAGTTTTGTATGTTATTCCTGCGTTTGTGTGATATCCCGTTTTTGCTTTGTAAGGAGTTGGACAAGGATAAGACGAAGCTGAATCGTTTTTATCACGACTTAAACCACCTTCCCACTTTTTAGTAAACTTAACGTACTTTTCTATTAGTGTCATATTGTGGTTTTATTTTAAATCATCAAGTGTTTCTTTACCTCTTTTGGCAAACTTAATAAATTTATCCCATACATTAACTCCAGTAACAGAGAAGTAACTTTCATTGATGGATTTTACTTCCGTGTAAACGCAGAATGTAGTAAACGCTTTTGTCATTAGTAAATCAATTGCAATGAAGTGTCCTAATATATCCGCTACAACGTATTTTTCTAAAAGGAAGATAAAAACGATAGCACCTGAATAAAGTAAGCTCTTAGAAATAGTGTGTGAAAGTCTACGTGAACGTATTGACCTCCATCCGCTTTTTCTTACGCTTCTCCATATTCCAAAACAAGTGTCGAGGATTATAGCAAAAACTGCGATTAATACTAAAGGTTTTATTGGTGTTAAAATCGTAAGCACTGAAAAAACGAGGAGAGAGATATTAGTTTTCATTCGCTAATAATTGTGGGATGTAGTCAACCTCCTCTTTTACTGAATGTCCCGCAAATGCGTGTTTAGGATTCTTAGGCTCTACTAAGTTAGTTCCAAAGTCATAGTCATTGTCTGCCATCACATCGTAGTGGTAACCATCTGCGTAAATCGGTTGCTCGATTATTTCCATTCCTTCCATTACGGGCGGAGTTATCATAATCAATCCTATCTCAACAACCGCTTGAACTCCTTCTCCGTATGCTTCGTGTTTTTCTCCGTTGAATTCTACTTCAATAAGAATACCTTTTGCTTTAAGGTCTGCAATGGCAGTTTGTTTGTCGCTATAAGTTAGCTTAAATATATTTATCATATCGTTGTAAGTTGTGCGAGTTGAGTATTTGTTAAGCGAGTTTTCCAAAGTGTTGACGCTTTAATTCCGTCTGATAATTGTGATGTGTTTGCATAGTTTTGACCTAAGTCTACTCTACTACACGTTGGTATAGTTGCACTTGTATCAACTCCTACCTGAACTCCATTTACATAAAAAACAATATCATTATTTTTATAAGCTAAAGCAAGTTTATAAGTTCCCGTAGAAGTAATTGTAGATGTATCAATACTACATTGTAAAGTACCACCGTTAAATATTCTTCCTCTTAAAACATTTGAACTTGAACCTGAGAAAGCAAAATAAATACGATTATTTGTAGTTCCATCTGAAATATGAAATATGTATCTCGATGCAATTCCTATTAATTTACTAACTTCAATTTCTGCAAACAAAGTACCTTCCGTTTGTCCAATCAAACTACTGATTCCCGTTTTCGATACAACGTCAGCGTTTCGTGTTACACTTGCTGAGGTTGTTGGAATGTATGAGGTTGGATAAGAACCCGATTCTACTTGAGCTCCCCAAATATAAATACCATTGTTAAGTTGACCTGTAACAAGAAATGAAGTTCCGTTAATCGAAGGGGAAATAAAACAATATGAAATTGTAGGAAAATATGCTGTACAACGATACCATCCATTACCTGCATCAGAAATAGTTGCAGTATATGCTCCCGTATTTTGTGAAATTGCCCCTGTATTCAAATTGAAAAATACCCCTTCACTTGCGTTATCATTATTAAATCCAAGAAACAAATATTGAAGTTCTGCCTTTTTAGCATATACACTAAATGTTCTTGAAGCACTTGTTATAATTTGAAAACATCCATAGTCAGCAATTAAATTATTTGACAAATACATCTTATCAGCAGTTAGTGTTCCATCAGGTGATGTTGTAGCATTTGTAGTTATTGCTATATTATTTCTTTTCTGCCAAACCGCATCATCAAACTGAGAACTATACAAAGCGAGATTAGTCCTCTGCGGTTCTACTAACAAACTTGGACAAGTTCCGTTTGAGTAGTCAAGTCGTGGAATGTTTAATCGTGTTTCTGCACGAAGGTAGTCCTTTGGTAATGTGCCTTCGACAAGTTGAGCACCCCAAAGGTAAGAACCACTTGTTCCATCGCCCGTATATGAACTTACGTTATTAGCGTTTGTTAACCCATATCCACCATTTCCCAAATTACTTTGAGTTCGTGTTATTGAACATCTATACCATCCGTTTCCTACGCTTTCAATGTTCGCAGTCAACCCACTTTGAATAGTTCCTAAAGTTCCATTAGCTACGTTAAAATAAGCAAATAACGAACCCGCAACACTATCAAATAAATATAACCATACCCAATCTCTTCCGTTTGCTTTTGCGTAAACACTTAGTGTGTTAGTTCCCGATGGAGTTGTACTTGCGGGAATGTTAATATAGTGTAATCCGTTTGATGAATCTTCAACTAACTTGTCAGCGGTCAAAGTTCCATTAGGTGCAGTCAACGCATTAGCTGAAATAGTTACGTTTGATTTTGTCCAATCAGCGTTACTAAAATCCTCAGACCACGTCAACAAATTATAAGGCACTAACTCAACCAACCCCGCACTATTCACACGCGTTGCAGTTGTTGCTCTAACGACTGACATATCGCCTGCTCCAGTAGTTGGAATAACGGAATATAACGTACCTTCTTTGTACCCGTTTGGCGTTACTATTAAAGAAGCGGTATTTAATAAGCTCATATTGTATCTAAATTTTCTAATGTGGTTAATAAACAAGAATTAGCCTCGTATGTTCCAAAGTCAGTAACTACTCTTGTCGAAAAGTCAAAAGCTAATCCGCCTTCATTTCCTACAATCTCAGTTTCTCCACTCCAACTTATATAATGAGAATATGCCCAATTAATTATATTGTTAAAAGCAGCCTGTCCCCAACCTATACCGTTGTTGTTAGCTCCTTGTCCCCATCCGTTGCTATTTGCCATTTTCTATCTTTTTTAGGAATATTTTTAACTTTTGTATGTTTTCTGTTTTTGGTTTGTAGGTCATTCCCGTAGGTCTTTTCTTTTTCATATATACCAACCTGTGTAATTATTCATTGAATCAGGGAACATATCATTGTTCTTGTTTGCTCGGTATTCAGGGAACAACGTTTGATTAAAGCTCATATATTCTATAAATCTTTCTGTGTAGTGTTGAGCAATGCTACGTTCTTTTTCTAATAAATAGTCTACTTCGTTTTTATCTACGTTCTCAGCGTTCTCAGATGTGTGCTTGTAGATTCCTTTGTTTGCGATTGTGTAAGCAGCGAAAGGAAGATATTCTACCATTCCCCAATGGATTAACATTGGCTTCACAAAATTTACAAGTAAGTTGCGGTAGTTTGTAGGAATGTCATCTCCTGTGATTCTATATTGTCCTCCAGTACCTCCAAGTAATGTAACTACATCTCCAACAACATAACCTGTTCCTGCAATGTTTATTGAAGCATTTGTAATTGCTCCTCCTGAAGTTCCTGTGACATTTATTTGTAATCCCGTTCCACTTCCACCTGTAACAAACTTATATCCCGTTGTGTAACCTGTTCCACCATTGACTAATTGAATTGATGAAGCTGCACCTGTGTTTGATGCTACGTCTGCTTGTAGTTTCTGAAACAATTTAGAACCTAAGTAATTCTGAATGTGAATATCTTGAGCTATTTTGATAAACTGAATAAACTTATCCGTATCAACGTTTCCGTTTAACGCAGTAAATTTAACAATATCGTTTCGTGTTATAAATAATGATTCTGCCATTGTTAATTGTTTTTAGGTAAAAATCCTTGATTAGGCATATCAATAGGTCGCATAGCAACTTGTTGTGGATTTCTCACTCGATAACCTGCTTTCTCTGCTTTATTAGTGCTAATTGTTTTTGCGTTTGGACTTAATGGGTCAATGCCACGACCTTTTTCGTAAGCAACAAATGTTTGACGCATCCATTTATGATGACAAGCACCACCGCCTTTGTATAACCATACCGAATATGTATCAGCACCTTTTGGTCCCCATCCTGCATTTACTGCCTGAGAACCCATTCTAATGATATCCTCTTTACGATATACTTTATCAGCACCAACCATTTTTTTACAGAACTCACGAGTATTGTCTTTTATCCCTCCGTTGTATCGGTAACGTGTCATAAACTTAAATCCATCAATTGTTGCGTCTTGTTCTGATTTAGCTCTTGGATTTGCAGTTCCAGTGCTTACAAAATTGTAAACCTTAGATAATAAAGATTGTTTTTTATTGTTTGCGTTTTCAATCTCTAAGTCAATTTCGTCTTCTTGGTCGTAATCAACTTCAAATTCATCAATTAATATCCAATTTTCATCAACTACTTCTCCGCATTCAATTAATGCATCAGCAATTTCGTTGTCTAATGCTTCGTGTTTAGATAATTCAGTACCTGTTTCTTCAGCAATTTGTTCTTGACTTTGTGCATTTTCAAGGTCTGTAAACTCTAAAGGTTGTAATGTACGGAAGTAAAGTTTTAATGATATTCCGTTTACTGCTAAAACTGAATCAAATGCTTCTAATAATTCTTCTTGCATTGGTCTGATAACCATATTGTCAAACAACACTGCAGAGTTTTTAAGCTCGTCTGCATTAGAACTAAATCCATTTGATGAAGCAACTCCAAATAATAGCGGAGAAGTCACGTTATGACCTAACATAATCTTGCGTAAACACTCCTCAGATAAGTAAGTGTAGTGTTCTGGTGCATCGTTTAAAGGAATATCCTCAACAGTTGTTTTAGATTCAGCATTGTCGTTAAATGCAACGATTACTTTTTGTCCTCTTGAACCTGTAAGTTTATTCATTACCTTAGAAGTAATGATTGATTGTTGCTCTTCTGTTGGAACTCCGTTGTTAAAGTTGACCACTTTAGTTCCTGAGAATCCGTTTTGTACTTCGTTGATTAAGTAATCAGCTATCTCCTCTTCTAATAGTGCATAAGGTAAAGAACCTTGATAGTCAGGATAAGCATAATACTTCATTCCTACTGCGTAAGGTTTAGAGAATAAAATCTCTACCTTGTCCTTTGATGTTCCGAATGCTGAGTAACGTACAGGAGCATATTTTTTAATATCTGTCCAATCATCCGAGTAGTAATATCCTTCGATATCTCCTTCTTTATTACATTTCTCTGCACGAATTAAATTAACAGGCATATGATAAGCCTTTAGAATTTTATCGTGTTTGTCGTTGTAATGTACCTGAATAGCAAATTGACCTAACATCTTTCTGTCAAGTACCATCTTACGAACGCAATCCTTATTGAATAATGCCATCATTTGAGCATACTCATTTGGCTTTTTGTTAGCGTCTAATGCAGACAATCCTTTTCCGTAAACTAAACGTGAAATGTTGTTTATAATTGCCGAGTTCGTTGTAGAGTTCGTGTATCTATCTATTAAGAAAGAATAGTAATTATTGTCCGAACCAAATTCCACCCAGTTGTCCTTTTTGGATTCTTGGATAGTAGGCGTTGTGTAAGCACTTAGGCTTAATATATGTACGTTATCACTCATAAACTATAAATTCGTTTGTTGTAGTGTTTGATTTATATTGTCCGTTGTTTACGGAGAAAGTCGAAATTGATTGATTAGTACAAAACATTTTATCCTTGTGGCAGATAGTTGCACCATTAGAAAGCAAAAGCGTGTAAGTATGGCTCTCCTTGAGTGCAAATGTAGCAGTAATCGTGTTTACATAGTCACCTTTTACTGAACTTGTAATAGCAACAATTGTAGTTACGTTTGTTTGTTCATCAGTAATAGACATCGTTGTGTAGGTGTCAAATCTTGGGATGAAACTAAACGTCTGAGCTGATGTTGATGGAGTTAATACTATCATATATTATAAACTTAAATAATCCGTTTTTGTTGCAAATAAAAAAGGGGTAGCCTAAGCCACCCCCTAATTTACACTATTAAAAAGAATTAAGAAGCAATGATAGTTGTAGTCGCTCCGAATACACTTCCTGCAGTTCCAGCTAATCCTGTTGCACCTGTTTCTCCTGTACAATCTAATAGATTTGCAAGGATTTTTTCAGTACCTACAAACGTCAAAGTATATCCTACAAGGTCACCCATTGCAGTTCCGTTTGTTACGTTTGCAGTAGTTAATTCCATTCCGTGCTCAATACCTGCAAGGAAGAATTGGTTGTTACGTGTTTTGATTACTACGTTAGGACGTCCGTAAGACAATAATTTAACTGTCTTGTGTGTAGCAGCGTCTTGTTTTTTCAAAGTCACTGATAAAGTTTGCTCAACAAATGAAGTTCCGTTATCACGTGAAGTTGTGATTACTTGGTCAAATGTATTTGTCCCTTTCAATTGGTATTTGTAAAGGGATGTTACGTTAGCAATTGCATCAATTGTATCTGTTGATGCAACATAAGTTACGTCTGCAGGGAAAGTATAGTCCCCGTAGTTAATGAAGTAGATAGCGTCAATTCCGCCTACTACATCTTTACATACTTCGAGTCTACCTGTTGTTATTTCGCACATTTTCTGTATATTTTATTTAGATTAAACAAAAAAGGGAAGGCACTTTACCTCCCCTTTCAATGATTGTCTGTTAATTTTAGTTAGCAGAGTTTGTGATTCCGTAAGTAACTACGTCAGAAGCAAAACCGTATTTAGCATCTGCAGTGAAACGCATAATTACACGAACGTTTTGTGAACCATCGTTCTCAGCCATATCAATAACACGAACTTCGTTCATATCATTCAATAATCCTGTAGCAAAGTACAAGTTAGATTTTTGAGTTAACAAAGCAGTGTTAGCAGCTAATCCGTTTGCCATAAATACACGAACTCCATCAAAGTAAACATCACCTAAAGTTTGGTTTGTTCCTTTGTTGTCATATCCGTTAGCACCAACTCCAGCAGCAGCAAATCCACCCAAAGCACGTACATAAGCACGGTAGATGTTATTTGATACATACAAGTTCAAATCTTCTTTTCCGTAGATAGAAGCAGGACAAGCATCAACAACTTTACCTAACTCAGCAATAACGTTAGCAGCAGTAACTGTTGTACCTGCAACTTCTTGACCTGATGGTAAAGCAGCATCTGTAAGCAATTGTGTCATAATTCCTGCGAACTGACCTGCAGTTGCGTTAACTCCTGTCCAAATAGATGTTTCCATTGCAGCAGCAACTTTCTCAGCAGCGTGTGCCAATAAGAAGTCTGTAAAGTTTTTCGGCATCACTTCGAATGCAGAATAACCCATTGCGATAGCTTCCCAATCAGAAACGAAATCTTTTTTACACAATTGTAAGTTTACTTGGAATTCCTCAGGTTGAAGAATTTTTTCAGTAAGTGTAATTGTTGATGTAGCATCGAAATCACAAGTAGCGTCTTTAACGATTCCGTCAGTAGCTACTCTTTTAATAACTTGTTTGTATTTTACATTAGGAACGATAGTGATACCACCTTTGTCTAATGTTGGTGCAGATAACAAAGCGGCAGCGATGTATTTACCTGCGAACTCACCTGCGTAAGTTGTAGTAATTGATGTTGTAGTTGCCATTTTTTAAAAATGTTTGTTAGTTAATATTATTTGTTTAATTTTTCAAAGATTGAATCGATTGTAGAACGTTGTTTGTTTTTTGCAAAACGGAAAGATTCTACTTCATTCGTGTTTTCAGGATTAAAACTAATCGGTTTAGGCTCTTCTGAAAGTTCGGTTACTTCTTCTGTAACTTCGTCAACTTTAGAAAGCAATTCCAATTTAGCTTTCAATTCAATGTTTTCTGTTTTTAATGCTTCGATTTCTGAGAAGAAAGTTTCTTTAACGATTGATTCGATAGTTTTCTTTGCAGATGGTGCTACCGCTTCTGCTTCAACTTCTACTTCAACTTCTGCTTCAGGAGCTTCTACTTCAGGAGCTACTTCTTCAACTACCATCTCTTTAACTTCTTTGATGATACCTTCTACTTCTACTACTAAAATCATTCCGCTTTCTAATTCGTATTCACCAATCGGTAAAGGAATCTTTTGCTCGTCTTCTGTGATGATAAAAACCTCGTTATCCATTTCAAATGCGTCTGCTTCAAGGATAGTAATTCCATCCATTAACTTCATTTGCTCTAAACTCACTTCCATTCCTAAAAGTGATTTGATTTTGTTAATTGTGCTATTTTTCATTTTTGTCTTTTTTATATAAACTTATTAATACTTACTTTGTTGCGTTTTTATCCGTTTTGACGCACTGTTGTTCTAACTCCTGAATTAGTTGTTACCGTAACTGATTCAGTGCCTGTGGTCATTCCTATGCCTTGTGCTTGTAGACTGCCATCACAACATTTAGAGGAGTATTTACCATCTGCACATAAGCATCCTCTTTTGCTCCCTAATCTTGGAGAAGAAGAACTCGGTGTTTTAAATTTGCTCATTGTCTAAAATTATTTGTTTAATTTTTTCGATTAATATATCTTCCTCAGTCATCTGTGACATTTCTAATTTATCAGCGAAGTAACCTTCAATAGAGAATCCTTTTACTTTACCTGCTTTAACGTCATTCCAAACTTGCTCGTTGTTTACTTTCATAGATATCATCCAAGTTCCTTTTGGTAAATCAAATCCGTATTTAGCTGATTTGTCTTGTTTAGAGTCTTCAATAATCCAAGATTCTACAACTGACATTCCTTCGAGTTTTTTATCGTGTTCGTAGGTTGCGTTGTTTTGGTTTGAGTTCATTAAAAATAACTCTGATGCTTTACGAACTGTGTCCTCAGAAAAGTAAATATGGTATTCCTCTTTCGTTTTTTCGTTTACTCGGTAGATTTGTTTGTTAGGAACTAAGGCAGCTCCCATAAGAATCTTTTTCTCAGCATCTATTTCTTTAAGTTCTACTTCGTGTTTTGCTAAGGCAATAAAGTTTTCCTCAATAGCTGGAGAATGAACAACGGAAACTGCGTCGATTCCGCTTAGAGAATCCTTTTCGTCAATTACTAATTCAATGATTTTCATATTTTATAAACTTAATTATTTAACTAATGTTGCATTTTCAATTCTGTTTCTATCCAATGATTGTGCAGTTGTCATATCTCCTGAAACCACATAAGCCTTCATCGGTGATTGTTGCAATTGTGCTAACTGATTGATTCCTGAGTTTCCTACAACGTTAAAGGATGGTGACATTACAGAACCTCCTGATGGTGCAGTTGTATCTGTTGATGTTGTTCCTCCTTCAAATTTTGTTGATGCAATTTTTTTAACATTTACCAAACCCGCAGTAATTGCAGCACCCATTGCGATAAAGTTTAATGGTGGTGGTGCAGATGCTAAAGCCATATTTGCTGCCTTATATGTATCCACTACTGCGTTTGCTATATTAACTGCTTTTTGAACTTTGAATGCATTCTCTTGTTGTTTCTTGGATTTACCTGCAAATAAAGAAGCAATATCTGAAATCATTGATAAACCATCTTTTACTCCCTGTACTTTTTGGTCTTGTAATTTCTTATTTTTTTCTTTATCTTCTTTTCGATATTTATCATTTATTACTCCAAGTTCACGCCCTTTAGCTTCTTCAATTATTTTAAGTTCTTCTGCATTGCCTTTTGCAAGTTCTTCAAGTGTAAAATATTTATCCTCAACTGCTCTTATTTCACGTTCTTCTTCTGTTAATTTAGCATTAGTATTTGCTTCTTGTAAATCTGCAACTTGATTTAAATATTCATTTTCTAAATCTATTCGTGCTTTGTTTGCTGCTTGTTTTGCTTTTTTAGTTATTTGATATTCTATATCTAAATACTTTGTATCTAATGCTAATTTTTCACGCTGATATCCTTCCTCTAAAACTTTAAGTGCAACGTTTAATTGCGTTTTATCCTTAATTGTTAATTCAGCTTCTTTTCTTAATGATTTATATTTTTCAATTAAGGCTTCTTTTTCAATTTGAATAGTTGTTTTATTGGCATCAAGATTAGCCTTTTTTATTACATCAATTTTTGCTAATGTTGCCTCAAGCGTTTTTTGATATTCTTTTTCTGCATCGGATTTTTCCTTTGCTCTTGTTTTAGCTTCATCTGCTGCGGCTTTACCATCTGCAACTTCTTGTCTAAGTAACATTTTACGTTGCTTATTCAATTTAATTCCTGTCATTGCATTTTCCGTTTCAGCTTCATTTAATGCAATTGTAGCTTCACGAATCTCTTGTTTCATTTTAACCTCAGCTTGTCCACCTAATGCTTTAGCTTTTGATTTTAAAATGTTCAAGTCTACTTGTGCGGTTCTAACTTTTTCTTTTGAGCTATCTTTTTCCGCTTTTGTTACTTCTTCTAACGCTTTCTTTTTATCTTTTATAGACGCAGTTTCATCCGTTAAAATCTCACGTGATTGAACAAGTAATTTATTAATTTCAGATTGTCTAACCGCTTGTTCTTTTTTAGCTTTATTATTAGCTTGTTGTTGCTTTTCTAACCCTCTTAAAATAGCAAACGTAGTTCCATTTACTGAATCCCTTAATTGATTATATGAAGTTGTTGCTTCTCCATTAGCTTTTTTCATTGCTTTGGCTGCACCTGTAAAATCTAAAGTAATAAATTTATATGCTGCTTCTGCTGCGTATGCAAATGCCCTTACTAAACCCATTACGGAATCCACAATCTGGCTTCCAACTCCACTTAATCCTGCCCAAACCGCTGCGATTTCTTTACCAATTTTTACATTGGATTGGAATGCTTCATAGACAAACTTTAATGCTCCTACAATTCCTGTAATAACCAATACAACAGGATTAGCAAGTAACGCCTTTAAACTTGTACTAAATCCATTCACACCACCTTCTGCAGATTTAAGCGAAGGAACCATTCCTGTAATGACATTTTTTACATCATTTAAAGTTTTAGATTTAGAACCTGCTTCTGCAGATGCATTACCTAAATTAGTTGTAGCTTGTGCAGCACTATTAATATCAGCAGTAACACTTTTTGCATTACTATTTATTTGTATTTCTATTACTTTCTTTTCAGCCATTAGTTTGTTTTTTTATTGCGTGTTTTCTACGTTCTTGTCTTGTCATTTTACGAAAGGAAGTTGTGTAAGCAAATTTCCCTTTGGCTATGTCTATGTTTTCTGATACCCCGTAGAAATTATCTATCGTAAGCATTGCTATAATGTTCTTTATCATTTTTGTATAATATAAGCGGTTTGTGTTTCTGTATCTCCGTTGTTTAAAGTAAACCTTGTTGATATTTCATAGGCAGTTCCTGCTGCTGCACTTGGTACTGTTATCGCTACAATTTGACTTGATGTAATTGTACTTGGTGAGATTGTAACTCCTGAACCTGTGATTAAAGCAGTTGATGCGTTGTTTACAAAGTTTACAGGAAAACTTACTACTCCTCCTGCGATTCCGATATATGGTTGTATCGTATTGTTTACCATAGGTCTGAAATCTAAAATCAACTGAAAGTTTACCTCTCCTGTTGTTAGATTAGATTGCATTGAGTTAATGATGTATCGTTTATCTCTGATTACTAATCTATCGTTTAAACGTAGTCCAGTAAGTAAGCTAATTGGAAGGATTGTTTTGACGTTGATTAATCTTTGTTTAAGATTGTAAAGATTGTACAAATAAGAAAAGTAATACGTTCCAAATAGTGTTTGTTGAATTGGTACGTTTAACATTGTACTAATATCAGGTGCAAAGTTTAACGTGTAGTTCGTCAAGTTAGTATACAAGTCTTGTCCGAATGGCGTGTAGTTAGTTATCGTTGAAGTTGACGTTCCATCGTTAAACTTGAAGTCAGCATCTTTATTGTCGTATTGATAAAGTAAAACAGGTTTAGGAACGTAAGGAGCAAACTCGTTGTTTAATGAATATCCTACTTGAAGATTTGTTCCAGTGAATTTAGTTTGTAATAAGTTTTCAAATGGAACGTCTAAAGTAAACTCATCTCCATCATAGTTATATTGGTAAGTAGTATCTCCGTACTCACGATTAAATAGCTGACTAAACTGTTTGTTTAAGAATGATTCCGAATCTTGATATTTCATCGAAACTTTCTTATATAGTTTCATTCTATCTATATCAATGGAATTTACGTCTGTGTATTGTGAGATATCTACAATTGCTCCTTGAGAATACCAATCGTCTAATGGTTCTATTTGATAAGTGTTTAATCCTGTTCCGTAGCAAGTCATATTAAAGACCTTTAAAACTCCACTAAAGAACTCGCTAACTTTCATAACAGGCGACATAGAAGCTAAATCCGTGTTTACTACCATTACGTTATTAGAGCAAGTTGCAGAACAAATAGAACTAATAACTAAAGCACCTGAAACGATTGCAGTAATAGTATAAACAACAGAAACGTTTACCGTTACCGCAGTATGTGTTCTAACTTTAAAAGTATAAGTAGAATCTAATCCAATGGTGTCTTGAATTGTAATTGCAGACAAACCACCTGCTGCACTAAATGGGAGGCTTTGCACAAAATTTCCGTTTTGATAAACGTCTATAATTGCTCCCGTTGCTGCACTTATTGAGTTGACATTAATTACAATGCTATGGTTTCCGCTTTGCAATCCTAAGTATTGAACTCTTATAGCATCGTTTGTTAAATCAAAAGCGTTACTTGCATCGTTTCCTGACGAAGATAAACTTGTGAAATTAATTGTTTGTGGCTCTGAATAGAAGTTAAAATCATTTCTGTTTTTATACCACAAGAAAAGTTTAGTAAATCTGTCATCATTTAGGAAGTTTCCGTTAAATGTGATTCCGTATTTTGTTTGTATTGCTTCGAATATCTTTTGAACTCTTAACGCAGGAAATAACTCATCGTAGTGAATGTGTCCTGCATTTTGATGAATGTCGTGTGAACTATTTGTAGGAATAGAATAGTAGGCAGGAGTTATTGTTGTTGGTGCAGTTCCTTGATAAGTCCAAACTCGCTTAGAACTAATCAATGGATATTTAACATCAAATGAATTAGTAGCATCTGTTATTCTTTCCAATACATCAGTACCTGTGTATTTATGGTTTACTGATGTGTAATCTAAATCAGATAACAAATCTTCTCCAAAGTAATCTAATAACGTCTTACCATCTCCGTAGAATGTTAACGTGTAACTTTCAGGTTTACCATTTTTTAGGTTCGCTTTTTCAACTTGAATTTTACCTCTACGGAAAAACGTTAGGTCTATTTCAATGAATGAATCTAAACGTAAGTTATAATCAATCAAAGAATTTACATCCGATTGATAAAAGTGTTGTAAGATTTTATTGTTATGTGTTGAAGCAGGAATAGTAAAGCTCTGTGAAAAGTCCGTGTAAGTTTTAGAAATGTCCGCTACGTTTTGAATAGTTGAACTTACTTGAATCTGCTCATCGTTGAATAACTCTAATTTCTCGGAGTTTTTTATGATTGCTGAAATACCACCTAACGATTCTAAATAATTAAACATACAAGTAGAAGCCTCAACAGTTCCACCCAGTGTAATTACATCAGTAGCAAAGTTATTTACTACTTGTGTTGTAGCATTTTGAAATCTTGATGTGCTAACGTATATATTTATTTTGCGATTCATTACACTACTGAATTAATGATGTCGTAAGCGTATTCAAATTCTAATTGGTAGTTAATCATATGCGTGTTAATACTCTTGAACAACTCAGTAGATTTCGTGTTTATCTTAACAGGTGTATTGTCTAATAGTATTCTTTCGCTTCCCATTATTTGTTTAATTACTTCAGAGTAACTTTCTTTTACCCAATCCGTGTTTACCTTGATTTGTTGTTTAAGGTTTGTATTGAATACTTTACGTTGACCTTCTAAAATTGAGTAATTAGGGAATACCTTTTGCATTAAGTTATACTCCGTGTTTTCCATATTGATAGAAGTGTTAGAAGCCTTAAAGAAGTATTCTCTTTGCCAAGCTCCGTAACGATTAACAAAGTCGCATCTAATAGGTGTGTATTTACATTCTGCTTTTGGTTGGAATGTACCTGTCCATAGTGTAGTTCCTCCATTGATTAATTCTACTTTGTTTCCTACTGCTAAATAAGTTGAATGTACTCTTGGAATATCTTGAACGCTTGATGCAGTTAAACTTATTGTTTGTGTTGCTCCTGTTGATAGGTTCGTGTATCTGATTGAATCTCCTGTATCAGTTTCTATTGTAATGTGTCCTAAGTTTCCACTACCATTATTAAAATAGTTATAAGTTCCTTCGTCTAAATGCACTCTGTACAAACTAAAGTTATAACCTTCTGTATAGTATGTGAATCCTTCGAAAGCCTTATATGTTTGTGTAGAACCTACTTGTGTAAATGCAGTTGATGTTTTCTTGTATAGCTTTAAACCTACGTTGCACCATTGAGTCGTAGGATTGTTTGTTAGCGTTGTAATGGTTTGATTTGTCGTGTGACTAATAAACTCACGTATGTAATTAGATATATCGTAATAAGTCGAAGGTGCATTAGAAGCAGGTATCTTTTTACTTAGTGTATATGTGGGAGATAAAGGCATAGAACCTGTACCATTCCATAAGAATATTTCTAATTTAGTTTCTATTTGCCCTGCTGAATTAATCGTGATTATGTAGGGTGAACGTGCGAAAATACTTCCTGAAATTGCCATCTATTTTTGTTTAGGGAATGTTGTAGTGTTAAATAATTTTATTGCGTCTAATCCGAATGCTTCAACTAATTGCTCAGGTAAACGTTTGTATGCTTTTTCAAATGGTTTGGTAAAGAACAAAGAAGGTTTAATCCCGTTGTAATAAACAGAACGTGCAATAGCAAAAGACAAAGACTTTCTATTCTTAAACTTTCCTTTTTCTCTTGGTGCTAATCCTTTACGAACTACCCACTTGTCAAATGCTTTTGCTGGAGGCATTTTGTTAGTGTATTTGTAATCCGTGTTATATTTCTTTTTTGTACCTGATACCCCTTTGTCTTGATAGAATCCGTACTCTTCCATTGAGAAGTCCATCTCGAATGAATTAGGATTCGCCTTTACGTTGCCTTTAATGGAGTTATACAATCCCTTAGAAGCGTTTTTACCGCCTCTTGTAAGGTTTGCTTTAGCTTGACTAATTACATAGTCCCTAAACTTGTTTAGTTCTATTTGAAGCTCAGATTGTTTCATTTTGAAGCTCAGATTGTTTCATTAACAGATTGTCATTTCGTTAGGAACTATAACATCAAATGTCATTGTCCATCCTGCTAACAAGTTCTCGAATCTTTCAGTAAATGGTTCTAATGTAGGGTCTGTTTCAATTACATACTTATTGTCCCATAAGTTACCGTGTAACATCTGTTGATAAGCTCTATTTAATACTGCGTGTTGAGTATTCAATACATCTAATTCGTTGTTGTTCTCTTGGAATAAATCAGTTACTTCTACGTTAGAAATATCTACAATATCCATTGCTAAGATTGAAACGTTAAACGTCATTGTGTTATCTCCTAAAGTAGAACTATTTACCATTATGTGCGTCAATGGAAATATAGTCTGCTTGTTTAAATCAACTTGAAAGATGTCACCTTGTGTAATAGTATTTACAATAGCATCACTATCAAAGTGTGTTTTTAATCCGTTTAATAAGTCGTAGTATCCTGTCATCTTTTTAAGTTTCTTTCAAATTGTCTTCTTTCGATTTCGTTTTTTTGCTTTTCGAAGGTAAGATAGGTAAGACATTTAGTAAGTTTGAGGTTGGTAATGTCGTCAAATCTTGTAACATCTCCTTTAGCGAGTGCATATACTGATTGATACCATCCCCATCGTTTTGCAAATTGAGTTGTTTCTGAAAAGTCGTTGTTAGCGTCTTGTCCTTCTTCATCTGGCTCTCCAAATAATTCAGAGTAGCCTGCAGTAACTCGTTTCCTAAACTCCAAAAAAAAACACTACTTGCAATCACTACGTCAAGTGGAGCAAACTTCATTAACTCTTGGAAGTCTTTATTAGGTTCGTAAGGAATTATATCGTATTTATCTTTTCGTCTGTTAATAATTGGTCTATACATTACCGCCATTGCTTTATGGTAGTTATCCCAACTCGTTAAATGATTCTCTAAATCAACGTACTCACCAAAAGAAATTGCTTCAAGTTCTGGAATGAATCCAAAGTCTAACTGACCTTCTTCTGCTTTAATTGTAAACGTTGCTTGGAACTTAGGTTTCTCTGAGAATAGTTTAGTGAAATGTGCTATTAACTCATTCAAGCTCGTTAGCTTCATTTTAACTACGTCTTTAAGTTCTATTCCACAGAATATCTCTATCATCTTTTGAGCTACAAATTGCTCATCGTTGGAATCTGCCTGAACTCTTAGGAAGTCCTGATAGTGTTTAAGTGGAATTTCACTTAGTGTTGAAGGTACGTTGATTTCTAACTTCATAATATATAAACTTATTTGTTCTTGTTTTGTTGCACTGTTATAATGTCAAAGGCTGCAGTTAACATTTGAAAGTGTCTGCGTATTTGCATAACGTCATCGAATACTATTCTAATTCGTTTTCCTGTACGTTGATAGATGTAGTCTTCAACTACTCTTTGCATCATTGGTAAATCATCTGATGTTGTATTGTCCATAGTTCTTTTTTAAACCT